ATGAGTAAACATAGAAATTCTTCTCCTACGTTCACGCCCGACGAGGTGGAAGAGACCATGAAGCTTTACCACGCATGGCTGGGCTACCTGCTCACTCGGCTCGAGTCGGACACCCTGCGGGTCAAGGCTTCAGACATCACCTCCGCTCTGGACAAGTTCACCTGCACCGTTACCCGCGAGGGGGATGAGTACGTGATCTGTCTCGACCGTCGGGAAGGGAAGTGATCCCATGGCGGAGGACATGCGGCAAGAAGCCGTCGGGCGCGCAGAGCCTTCCTCCGACCCGACCGCCAAGCGGGACGCGACGAGATGCAAGCGGGTGGAGGATGCGCTTTACCGACGGGCGTGCGGTTACAAGGTAAAACTGAAGAAATCCTACAAGGTCAAGACCGTGGAATACGACCGCGACACAGGCAAGAAGCTGGAGGAGCGGGAGGATCTGCGGGAGGGCTTTGAGGAGGTACATATCCCTGCGGACGTGCGGGTCTGCGCCTACTATCTCAACAACCGCTCCCCTGCCCGCTGGCGGGAGCATCCCGTGGAGGCGGGAGAGCGGGAGCCGGACGGGCTGGTGGACTACCCCGACATGGAGATACTGGAGCCACCCTCCAATGGGGAGGGGGAGGTGCGGAATGGGGGCACCTAAGCGGGGACGTCCCGTGATCTGGAGACCCCAGCCCCGCCAGGCGCTGTTCATGGCGCGCCCCGAGGACGAGGCGCTCTACGGCGGGGCGGCGGGAGGAGGGAAGTCAGATGCGCTGGTGCTGGAGGCGCTGCGGCAGATCCACGTCCCTACCTACAAGGGGTTGATCCTGCGCAAGACCTACCCTCAGCTCTCGGAGCTGGTGGAGAAGTCCTTGCGCTACTATCCCCTGGTGGACAGGGGGGCTACCTACAATGCCACGGGTCACACCTGGAAATTTTCCTCGGGGGCGAAGATCTGTTTCGGCAGTCTGCCTCACCCTAAGGACAAGTTCAACTACCAGGGTCAGTCCTACGATTTCATCGCCTTTGACGAGCTGACCCAGTTCACCTTTGAGGAGTACATCTACCTGTTCTCCCGCAACCGTCCCAACGGCCCCGGCACGCGGTGCTATATCCGCGCCACCGCCAATCCCGGCGGTGTGGGACACGGTTGGGTCAAGGAGCGGTTCATAACTCCCATGCCACCCATGAAGACCATGTGGGAGGAGGTCAAGGTGACCTTCCCCGACGGGCGGGAGGAGGTACGGCGCAAGTCCCGTATCTTCGTCCCCTCCACGGTATTCGACAACCGTATTCTGCTCCGCAACGACCCCGACTATCTGACGAGGTTGGCCTCTCTCCCCGACGCCGAGCGGAAGGCTCTGCTCTACGGAGACTGGGACAGCTTTTCGGGGCAGGTATTCACCGAGTGGCGCAATAACCCCGACCACTACGGAGATCGGGTGGGCACTCACGTGATCTCCCCTTTCCGTATCCCCCCCTCGTGGCCTGTGATCCGTGGCTTTGACTGGGGATACACCCGGCCCTTTTCGGTGGGGTGGTACGCTGTGGATCACGATGGGCGGCTTTACCGTATCCGCGAGCTGTACGGCTGTCGCGCCGATGGAAACGGTCAGCCCCTTCCCAACGTGGGTATTTGTCGGAACGCCGAGGAGATTGCCCGCCTGATCCGCCGCGTGGAGGCCGAGGACCCTAATCTCATGGGGCGACGGATTCGGGGTGTGGCTGACCCTGCCATCTACCAGCGCAACGGCGGCGCCTCCATCGGGGAGCTGATGGAGCGGGAGGGGGTCTTCTGGGACAAGGCGGACAACACCCGTATGGCGGGGAAGGCGCAGCTTCACAACCGTCTTGCCTTTGACGAACAGGGCATCCCCATGCTCTACGTTTTCTCCACCTGCAAGCACTTCATTCGCACCCTCCCCGCCCTGGTGTATAGCCAGGTGGACGTGGAGGACGTGGACACGGAGGGGGAGGATCACATCTATGACGAGTGTCGCTACGTGTGCATGGAAAATCCCTGCGCCGCCCCCCTCGGAGCGAAGGCAGACCTGCGAACCCTTCAGAATGACCCCCTGAATCTCTACGGGGACACCCTCACCTCCTATGCAGGCCGTATGCGAAGAGGGTAAAATTGGAGTTTATCGGGGAGATGAGATTATGTACTTTTCTTTCCGTGGCGAAAGAAAAGTACCAAAAGAATCGCCACGTAAGGAAAGGACCCAGGTCCTTTCCTTACGGATCCTATCCCCTGTCCTGCGCTGCCTTTTTGCCGGGGGGGCAAAAAGGCCTTATGCGCGGGTAATTCACGGGTCGCCGGCAGTCCGCAACCTCGGCGGAGCGCCGAGCTCGCGGGACAGACCTGCTCGCGGGGATGTGCGAGAAATTTTCTTCTTTCTTCTCCGCGTTTCAGGCGATTCCCGCGCGGACGGCGCTCCGCCGTTCGTGCGGGGCACCTGGTATCCTCGACCTTCCGCGCAATCAGACTCCTTCGCCACTCCGATGGCGAAGGGGTCGCGCGGCGACGGTGGGCTTCTTAAGGGAGGCATTGAGGCCTCCCTTAAGTGGCGCTCTTTTGGTACTTTTCTCTCGACAGGGAGAGAAAAGTACACGGATCAACCTCCCCGACAAACCTGAATTTGAATTATGAAAGGAACAATGATATGAAGCAAGACAACAATCAGAATGCGGTATTGACCGATGCCGACGTCAGACTGGCGGCCGAGACCCTGGAGCGTTACCGTGCGGGAAAATCCCGCTTGGACAGCCGCATCTGTGAGGAGGCGGCCTGGTGGCGGGATCGCCACGGCGGTCGCGTACCTGCGGGAAGCACGAAGCAGGGAATCAAGCCGGTATCGGCGTGGCTGTTCAGCAGCATTTGCAACAAGCATGCGGATCTCTGCGACGCCAAGCCGGTCTGCTCGGTGTTGCCCCGAGATCCCGACGACGAGGCGGAGGCGGCACTTCTGTCGGATATTCTTCCCGTCATCGCCGAGCGATGCGGCTTTGACGCCACCTACGACCGCAACACCTGGAGCAAGCTCAAGCACGGCATGGCGGCCTACGGTGTGTTCTGGAATCCCACCCTGCAAAACGGCGTGGGTGACGTGGACATCACCCGTGTGGACGTGATGAACCTGTTCTGGGAGCCCGACGTGGGGAACATCCAGGAGAGCCCCAACCTTTTCCTGGTGGGTCTTTGCGACACGGACACCCTTCTTGCCCGCTACCCCCATCTGAAGGATAAGCGGGCGGCCATGCGGGATGACGGTACCTTCTTCACCCCCGACATGGGAGGCAGCTACCTGTCGGGCAACGAGGGTATGGGGGATAAGACTGCCGTGGTGGACTGGTACTACAAGCGGGTGAGCCCGACGGGCAAGACCGTGCTTCACTATGCCAAGTTCACGGGCGACATCCTGCTCTACGCCTCGGAAAACGATCCCGACTACGCCGAGGGGGGCTGGTACGACCACGGTATGTACCCCGTCGTGCTGGATGTTCTCTACCCCGACGAGGGAAGCGCATCGGGCTACGGCCTGATCGCCGTGGGGCGCAATCCCCAGGGCTACATTGACGAGCTGGACGGCCACATTCTGGAGTACGCCAACGCGGCCTCCCGCGTTCGCTACTGGGCCAAGCGCTCCCTGGGCGTGAACGAAAAGGAATTTCTGGATCCCGACCGCCGCATCATTGAGGTGGAGGGAGATATTGACGAGGAGAAGCTTCGCCAGATCACCCTGTCTCCTATGGACGGTATGCTGAGCGACGTGCGGAGAATGAAGATCGACGAGCTGAAGGAGACCACGGGCAACCGTGACGTGTCCCAGGGCTCTACCACCGGCGGCGTTACGGCCGCCCAGGCCATTGAGGCCTTGCAGGAGGCGGGAAATAAGGGTAGCCGCGACATGACCGCAGGCTCCTACCGCGCCTACACCGAGATCATGCGGCAGGTCATCGAGCTGCTGCGCCAGTTCTACGACGGGGTGCGGTGCTTCCGCATCACAGGTAAGGACGGCAGCAGACGGTACGTCCGCTACTCCAATACAGGCTTGCAGGACAAGACCACGGGAGTGGGAGGGGACGGAACAGCCCTGTGCCGTCATCCTACCTTTGACGTGGAGGTTCGTGCCGAGCGGGAGAATGTCCCGGATCGAATGGAGCGCAACGAGCTTCTCTTGGAGCTGTACCGCGCCGGTATCTTCGACCCCTCCAACCGTGAGGCGGCGCTGGGGGCACTCTCGGGCATGGACTTCGACGGGATCGAGTCCCTGCGAGCCATGCTGAAGCAGGCTGACCGTAGAGAGGTGGCCACTCCATGATCTGTATCCGTATCACGAAGGGGGAGGATGGCCTGGAGCTATCCGCCCACGGGCACGCCGGCTATGCACCGCGGGGGCAAGACGTTGTCTGCGCGGGGGTATCGGCTCTGCTTTACGGCTTCATCGCCTACCTGGAGGGACTTGCGCCGATCGCGACGGCGGAGGCCTCGGAGGGGGATACCCTCGGATGGACGGCAAAGGATGAGGACGGTATTCTCTCGATTCAAACCCGAGGGATGGGAGGGGCGGATCTGGACGGATTGGCGGTGATCCAAGCGGGGCTTGGGCTGATCGCGGCCTCCTATCCTGCCTTCGTTATGCTGGATATCCACACGAAAAGAAAAGGAGACGAATATGAATCAAACTGAAAACACCGAGGTTTTTGTTACAGAAGAGCCGATCTCCGAGGAAATCCCCTCGGACACCCCAAATCCCGGGGGAGTGGATCAGACCCTTCTCACCGAGGCCGAGGGGGTACGGGCGGTCTACCCTCATTTCGATCTGACCGCCGAGCTTTCCCATCCCGTTTTGGGCGCAATTCTGCGGGGAGAGGCCAAGCCTACCCTGCGTCAGCTCTACGAGGCAGTCCACCTGGAGGATATTTTGGAAAGTCGGGTGGCGTCGGGGGTACAGGCGCAGGTGGCTGAGGTGGTTGCGAGTGCCGTGACCGAGGCTGTGACCGCCGCCGTTCAGGAGACCGAGGAGCGGCTTCTTTCCCACATCCGCGCCCGTGGCCAGCGTCCCTCTGAGGTCGGCACGGAGGGCAGAGGCGGTATTCGCATGCATCCCGCCGTCAACCGTCTGACCCGTAAGGAGCGAGCCATGCTGGCGCGGCGCGCCGAAAACGGTGAAACCATTCATCTTTAAAATTTAGGAGGAAAAAACATGAATTCTATCATTGCAGGCAATGATTTTCTGCAGCGATTCGCTGCGGGTACCCACGTACAGGGCACCGAGGGTATTTCCAACAACGAAACCGGTGAGGTGACCCCCTACGCCGCGGGCGAGGGTCTGTCCGCTGAAATGAGAACCTATTACAGCGACTACCTCATCGACAACGCAGAGCCCTACCTGGTCCACGATCTCTTTGCCCAGAAGCATAAGATCCCCCGTGGTGCCAAGAGCATTTCCTTTCGTAAGTACGATCCCCTGCCCAAGCGCACCACCCCCATCACCGAGGGCGTGACCCCCGACGGTCAGAACCTCCGTGTCAGCGTGGTGGAGGCTACCGTGGCTCAGTACGGCGGCTACGTGGAGCTGACCGATCTGCTCCTTTTGTCCGCCGTGGACAACAACCTGTGTATGGCAACCAAGCTGCTGGGCGCCCAGGCGGGTCGTACCCTGGATACCATTTCCCGTGAGGTACTGGCGGGCGGTACCAACGTACAGTACGGTGAGAACGCCGTTTCCGCTCGTCACCTGCTGACCGGCGGTAAGGACTCCGGTAACCACTACCTGACCGTGGACTGTATCCGTCGGGCGGTACGCTTCCTCAAGTCTCAGAACGCCGAGAAGATCAACGGCTCCTACGTGGCCATTATCCACCCCGACGTTGCCTATGACCTGATGAACGATCCCTCCTGGAAGTATCCCAACCAGTACGCCGACCCCACCCACATCTTTGAGGGTGAGATCGGTAAGATCGAGGGCGTTCGCTTCGTGGAGTCCTCCGAGGCGAAGGTCTACCACGCGGAAAATCTGAACCCCGGTACCCGTATGCTCTATGCGGACGGTAGCGCCAGCAATACAGCCAACGTCAAATTCAGAGTTTACGGCGGCCTCGCGATCGAACCGGATTCTCTGGTGGGTCGTTGGATCATTGTCAACGGCCAGAGGGCTTACGTTGGTGCCAACACCTCCGATACCATGACCCTGTTCGCGGATTCTGCCATGAGCCGCTTCCAGGCGGTCACCTACACGGATAATATGCCCTTCTATCCCGGCGAGGCAGGCGCGGAGGGCCGTGACGTCTACGCCACTCTGGTTATGGGCGACAACGCCTACGGTACTACCCAGCTGGCGGGTGAGGGACTCCAGCACATCGTCAAGCAGCTGGGCTCTGCGGGCACGTCCGATCCTCTGAACCAGCGCGCCACCGTGGGCTGGAAGGCCTCTAAGGTCACGGTCCGTCTGATGGAGGCGTTTATGGTTCGAATCGAAACCGCCTCCACCTTCCAGTTCGGCGAGAACTAAGGAAGATTTTAGGGGGATCGGCCTCCCAATGGCCGTAGGGCAGGGCTGATCGTCGGATGAAGGGATCAGCCCGCGGAGGCCGTATCCCCCACCTACGGAAACAGGATGAAATGAAACAATGAATTCCAAACGAGAAGGAGATATGAATATGAGTAACGAGATCAAAAACGATCTGGTCGCGCCCCTGGATGCCGAGGCGTATCTGAACGAGTACGTGGCGGTCAAGCTGTTCCGTGACAACGATCGCTACAAGGACGACGTGTACGTGGCCGTCAACGGTCAGAACTGCATCGTCAAGCGAGGCGAGTGGGTGAAGATCAAGCGCAAGTTTGCCCTGGTGCTGGATCAGTCCGAGGTGCAGGATATGCAGACCGCCGAGTATCTGGAGGCGGAGCAGACAAAATTCCGTGAGGCGGAGTCGGCTATCAGCTGACAGCGGCCAACCGACGCTACCCGATACCCCTTCCGCTTGTCGGAAGGGGTATCTTTGAAAGGAAAGGAGAATGTCTATGACCATTGAGTCATGTATGCAACTTGTGGACACGATGCTTCCTAACCGTGTCTCGGATGAGGTGAAGCTTCGCTTCCTGGGGGAGGCGGAATGGAAGGTGCGGGTGGAGCTTTTGGGGGAGGATCCTCAAACCCTGCCCATCTTCGACCCAAGTACCCCCAAAAGCACCGAGCTGACCGCTCCTCACCCCTATGATCAGCTCTACTGGCAGTACGTGCTGGCTATGCTGAGCTACGCCTGCGGTGATGTAGCCCGCTACGAAAATGCGGCGGGTCTGTTCAACGCATCCTACCAAAGCTTTGGTAAGTGGCTCAAAAGAAGGGGGGCGTGATCATGTATTCTGTTTTGGAGCAAGAAAAGACCCCTTTGCGGGATGAGCGGGGGGCGACGGTGTTTCGTCGTCTGTATCTCTGTGACACCGAGGAGGATCTGGCCATACTCCCCGTGACCGACGGGCCCGGCTCGGGGGCCTTGGTGGCAGACGGGGGAGCCTTTTACCTGCTGGATCACAGCAGAGCCTGGAGGCGTGCGGACGGGGCCGTAGCCATGGGAGGTTGCCTATGGAGAAGCTGATTCTGTCCTGCGGACGGTACATTCCCTCGGCCGCAGGGAATGCCGAGACCCGCATCCGTGCTATGGAGGCCTACCTGGCGCGGCTGAGTGAGGAGCTGGAGGTTCTTCTCTCGGAGACATCCGTGGCACTTGATGCCTTGAAGGCGGTACAAAAGAATCGTGCCGCCGATTCTGAATCGGAGGGAGGAATTTGATATGGCACTGGGTAAGAGCAGTAAGCAGGATATGCCGCTGGGTGACGGACTTCCTACCCGTATGTACGGCAGCTCTAAAAGCATTTGTCTCCATCTGGGAAAGGATTGGGGATTGGATTCACCCTTCGGGGGAGGGAAGACCCTGACCGAGGGAGTCAATTTGTCTCCTCGAAAGGGAAATACCCCCGCCAGCCGCACCCTCCGTCGAGGCTTCGTTCAGGGGTACGGAAGCGGCACGCCCCACGGCATGATCATGTATAACGGATCGCTGGTCTTTGCGCGGGGAGACAATCTCTACTCTACAACTAACGGCTCTGCAGTACGTTTGCTGGCCAAGGTCAGCGACACCCCCAAAAGCTTTGTGATATTCGGAGAGCGTCTGTACGTCTATCCTGACAAGCTCTGTGTGAGCAGGAACGGGGTGGTCAAGCCCTTGGATCTGGACACGGGAGTGATCCAAAACGTGGAGTTTGCGGAGAACACCATCCGCCTGCCTGCGGGAATCTCCTGGGAAACCTACGGCTTTGAGGTGGGAGATTGCCTGATGGTGGAGAACGCCAATACCATCACGTCTATCCCCGAGGGCAACTATCACATCCGAAAAATTCAAGAGGATGTGGCCACCCTATCTCAAAGCTTTCCCGTGGCCTGTACGGGGGCGGCTCGTTTTCTGCGGAAGCTTCCCGATCTGACGGCTGCCTGCGTATGCGGGGATCGGGTATACGGCATCGCGGGGAAGAAGATCTACATCAGCGCGGCGGGAAGCGCCACCGACTTTTACAGCGACCCCGCCGTGGACGGAGGACACGCCGCCATCCTGTCGGGTGACGCCCACGGGGATTTCACCGCCCTGTCTCCCTGGCAGGGATACGTAGTCTTTTTTAAATCGGATCGGATCTGCAAACTGCTGGGTAGCCGAGCCGATAGCTTTACCATTCAGGATCGGCAGGGCGTGGGTGTACCTGCGGGACTGTCCCGCACCCTCTGCGAGGTGGGAGACGCTCTGTACTACGCCGCCTCGGGTGGTGTATGGCGCTATCGGGGACAGGAGCCCGAGCATATCTGCTCCTTCGGAGGAAATACGGCGAGCAACGGTTGCGGTGGCACGGATGGGCGGGCCTACTACCTGTCCGTCACCGCAGGAGGGAAGGATACGCTCTGCCTGTATCTTCCCGAGGAGGGCAACTGGTATCCTGAGGACGGTATGAAGGTTGACGCCATGCTCTGCCACGACGGCCTTCTGTGGATGCAGGGGGGTACGGGTATTGTCTGGACGTCTGCCTCGGACGGCAGAACCTTGGGGTACGGTATTCTGGAGGAGGAACAGACGGGGCCCGTCGTGGCCTCCATGACCCTGGCTACCGATCGCACGGAGGATCCCGGGCTCATGCGCCCCACCACGGTGTGGGTGAGGGCCACGGGCAGGGAAGGCAGTCTGCGGATCTACGCCTCCTACACTGACGGAGCGGCAGGAATGGACGCCGCAGGCAGGGAAGTGTTGTTGGCCTCCTTCGACGGACCCATGACCGACCGAATGCTGACGGTGCCTCTTATGGAGGGACTGTGGGACGGGGTGACCATCCGTTTGGAAATGACGGGAGAGTGGGTGATCCACGACGTCATCCGCCGCTACGAGGTGGTTCAGTCCTAATCCCGTCTTTCTGGATAGGCCCACTCCGCGCTCTGCGCGGGGTGGGCCTCGGATCTTTGGTTTTGTGCAAAAAAGTGCTTGCATAATCCTACGGAATATGGTATACTGTTCTTGAAGAAAACCGTCCCTCGGCCGTTTCGCGGGGCGGTACATACGGAAAGGAATCGGATGCT